GCCTTTGAATTCTTGATAGCTTCCAGATCATTGTCGCGATTGGCCGTGGCCATCCATGGCAGCATCAGGAACTCGGTTCCTTCGATGACGACATTCGTCGGCTCCTTATATACAAAAAATTTATATTCGGGGTTCAAAATCTCCGAAAGGGAGTTGACGGCGTTGGTGTTTTTAAAGTATGTATCATGGTTGCCCAGAATGATATGAAAATTCAGACCACGAAACTGAGAGCGGATGGCCATCGGCTCCAGAAAATCCTCTCGGAGGCGCTTCGCCGTCTGAATATTTAGCTGTCGGCGGTTATCGACAAGATCACCCAGATGAATTACATGCTGGATTTGAAATTTGTCGATAAAAGGAAACAGGACGTTATCATAAAATTTCTTCTGATACTCATAGAAGGCGACGTTATCGTTACGGCACCCCGCATGAGTATCGGCCATCAGGAGAATTTTAGTCAAGTGTTATCTCTTTCCTACTTTGTTGAGATAGTCCTTGCGTGTGAACACGTCGGGCTTCTTCTTCTTGGCAAGGGCCTCGTTTAGATAGTCACGACAGGCCTCAAGGCGAAGCTGCATGTTGTACATCTCGTTCTCGCGCGTCGCCGCCTTGAATTTGTCCACCAGATTGAAAATGATTTCTGGTACTAAGTTAAGTTGTTCGTGGTTCATCGTTTTCTTCCTTTTCTTTAAATTCTACTCCAGCAGGAGTAATAATAGCTTCTAAACTTATGTATTCAATATGCTCTTTAGGTTTGTAATATATTGCTCCCAAACCAGTCTCTTCATCGAATTTGATATCAATATTTTCATGGCCGTACTTCTCCTGAAGATAATAACAAGTTTGGAGAGCATAGATATGATAATCCTCATAATCGACCCCATGAGTTTCTTTCCAGTGGTCCAACCATTCAATTAATTCATTAAAGCTTGACATTTTCTACCTTCTTCTTCAAAGTGTATAGTGTGATATTTAAAGTATATTTTCCTTTAAGTCTTTGTTTTCATTATGTTTTTTACGATTTTTAGAATAATCGAGGTTTTTGTGTGTTGCATAATTATTTTCTTTGGACTTGACGGCCTCAAATTCATTGATCACCTTATTGTGATCGTCGTTATTGAAAGCATCAAACATCTCGTCGCCGCCAAATTCATTCATAAAACTTCTTTCAAAATTTTTGTGTTTGATGTACTGTTCCTTCTTCTCCTTGGCGATGCGTTGGAGGAAGACATTCCACGCTGTCTGTGAGAAGTATGCGAAGGGATTCGGATTTTCCTTGTTATAATTAACATCAAATTTTTCGACCTTCTCGATCATCTTCTCGATGGCATCCAGAACCATTTCCTCCTTGAAGGAATAATTCGTAAAATTAAATTTATTGGAGAGATTGGTGGCCAGCTTGATAATACACTCTCCAATGTATTTTGGAATTATGGGCCTAGGTCCGTCTCCAGCCGCATCGAGAGCCTCATTATATGCGACGAGACTTCGATAGAAGTCGGGACCGTTGATATAATTCTTCGTAGATTTAGGCTTCCTTACGATACTACCACGCTTTTCTTCGATTTTCAACTTTTTTTCCTTTTCTTCTTTTTGTCGTTGGCCTGATTATACTATGTTTTTCATGGATGTCAAACTTTTTTTTAGAAATATGAATTTTTCGCTTGACAGGCCAAATTTTCGGCGCTATAATTAAACTCTTAGTTTCTCCCAACCAAACCTTAAGGTTCCTCATGTACTTTACCCAACTATAATATGGGGAGGAACATTAACAAACGCGACTACCTTAATGTACTTTAAGGAACAGTAATTCTTTAAGGTTTTATAATGTCCCTAGTGATCCTTAATGTTACCTTAATGTAACTAATAGTGGCATAAAAGGGGCAATTTCACTTCAGATTGATGGTGTATTCTTTGAAGGGAAATTCTTCTTCGGTGTACATTCTGCGTCTTTCCAGCATGTGGAGCAGAGTTGTATTCTGTAATTTTTCTATGAGGTCATCTGAAATATCGAAGACGGTTAAATCTTTCTTCCCCGGATTCATTCTAAGGCCTCGCCCAACGGATTGAAGAGTTCTAATTCTGGATTTGGAGGGGTGGGGAAAAATTAAATTGTTCAACTTCTTGATGTTAATCCCGGTCGAGAAGACAGTGCTACAAACCGTGATGGAGTTCTCCAAGGTTTCAATATGATTAATTAATTTTAATCTCTCATCCGCACTGTTGCCACCATCTATGTAAAATACGGGAATGGTAGCTTCCTTGAGAATTTCCTCATACATGCGCCGCCCATGATCCTTCATTCTGAACATGATGAAGGTGTTGCCGGTTAGGGAGATGGCGAGGTTTTTAATGAACCGGGTTCGTTCTTCTGAATTCAGAATATAATTTATTTCATCTTGGTAGTTGATTTTCATCTGATTCTCCCTATATAAGGAGTTAAGATGTTTCAGCTTCAAAATCTTGAAGAAGACCGGAGCCGAGAATCCTCTATCTATTAAATCCTTGGTCGAGATGAATTTATAGATGGGTCCAAACGAGGCCTTGATGGACATGATGGATAATTCATCTTCCTGAAGAGTTCCGGTGACGCCAATCCGAACCTTGGTCTTGGTCGTCTTCTTCATCATCTTGGTCAGCGTCTTGGCTTGGAAGGTGTGTACCTCATCGGCAATGATCACTTCCTTGTCGTCAAACCATGCTTTATCCTCGTCATAGATCGACTGGTAGGTGGAGATGATCAGCTTCTCGTTTGTCTCCCGTCCTTCTCCTTCCATAATCAGATGGGCCGATCCCTGATATCCGTAGTCTCTGAAGTCGTTGAATATCTGATTCACCAGAGCCGTGGTCGGCACGATGATCAGGGTTCGGCGGTTAAAATATCTGTAAAAAAGATACATGATGAGGGACTTCCCTGAAGAGGTTGGGCTAAGACCGATCATTCTGTAGTTTCTGACACCCTTGATGAAATATTTTAATTGATAATCTCTGACCTGATACTTTTCAGGGAGATTCAGCGTCTTGATGAATTCTAGCGCCTCATGCTCGGAAAATTCTTCCGCTGCATAGTTTCCCTTAATTTCAAACTCATAATTATTTTCTATCAGGAACTTTGCCAGATCAGGGAGAAGACCGTTGAAGAATGTGTTGTCCATGATGTTGAAGAAGTTAATCCAGCCGTTCCATCGTCTCTTCCGATAGGATGGATCGAACTGGTAATTCTTGGGACGGTAACGAAACCTTTCATTAATTTCTCTTCTGATAGAAGTCTCGGCCAGAATTTGGCAGTAGACTTCATTGACTTTTCTAATTGTTATCAATTTCCCGAAGCCCAACGTTTGAACGAAATTGCCGAGTTGATCTGATAACTCCTGTTATTTATCATGTCGATGATGGATTTTAAGGTATTAACCTTCTCCCGCTGATAAGATACCCGCAAGGACTTCTTAATGATGTCAGGATCGGCGTCGAGGAAACCTTCAATTTCACTCTTTAGAATCTTTCCCTTGGGCGGTAGGGTCCATAGCTTGGCTTCCTCGGCGGAATCGACGCCATATACCAAGAAGTCATTCTTCGCCTGCCGGTAGGTCTTATATTCGGCCTGCTCCATTGCAAGCTGAAGATTTTCCTTGGCGTAGAAACGTAGATATTTTGCATGAAGCTTGGGGATTTTAAGTGAGTCCTCGTCCAGCGCCAACTCATTGGTGCCGACATCCGAATCCCAATGATCCAGTATTTCATCTAATGTCATAGTTTCTCCTTATAATGATCAGATATTATATCACAAATCTAGGATTAAGGAAGAGAAATATGATACTTCAAGTAAGAAAAGTTAACAGTTGAATCCATATAATTCACTGTTCCATCCTTGGTCACGAACTGTGGACCCGATAAAAAGATAGGAGAACATCTTTCAAAGTTGAAAACAAGTGTTGCCTGATGTTGTGAATCCATGACGAATAGTTGTAGGTCCGAATAAAGACCATAACCAAGGTAATTTGGGTTGGATTCTAGCTGGGTGTAATTATTTCCGGTGTTGTTGGGATTGCCGATTCCCGTCATCCAGTTGTGCATTTCGAGCCAGTTCTGAAATTGGTCATCGATCTTGAATGTCAGCGTAAGGTCTTCAAACACTAGGTGATCACCCTGCATAGGCACTCTCAGGGACGGGCTAGGCACCCTAGAAGGTGGCAGGGTGATGTTCGGCACCTTGAAAGTCTGACACCAATATTCCGTCGCGGGGGCTCGTCTGAGCACGAACTTGAAATTCAGTTCTGATTGTAAATTCAGTGAGATAGGATTTTCGGATAGGACGGTCATGGAATTCCTCTTTTATATATTTATTTCGCTTGACAGGGGTGTTTTAGAATGGTATTTTGAATTTCAAATGAAGGAGAATTTATCATGGCTGATAGTGCTGTAGATACGTATGGTCGTCCCTATGCCTTGGTTTCGGAAGTTGTGGAGGGGTCTGTCGTCATTGTCGATCATGATTTCGATTGCATGAGGCCATGGTCTGAAAAGGTGGTCAAGATTGATGACATGAAGCTGAAGAATTGGGGATATGACGGCTCACTCTATATAGATTGCGACGAGGGTCAACACTTTCTCCATGTACATTATGATAATGCGTCTGGCGTCGAATTTTACGTTGGTATTTACATGAAAGGAACAATATAATGATTAATTTTAAGGCTGGTGATATAGTTAAATGTATCAACGTTGATTGTTGTTCTTCACTTGAACTTGGTAAGAAATATAAGGTT